TTTTTCAACTACTTCCACATATGACCTTTGAAAGAACACTGTTTGAATTGGTTCGTTTGGATGTATTAATCCATCTCCTGCGTAGTCGGCCACAAAATTATACCCCAGCACTCGATTTAACAACAATGACCAAACAACTGCTGGGTTCTTATTTGGTGTGTTTTCTAATACTGTGCTTTCATTAGTATCCGGTGCATATTCCGGATTGGCCTTGTAAAAACTGTTAAACGATTTTTTGGCCAGAACTCCGTCATTATTTCTCAAACGTATTACATCGCCTTCAATCTCAATCCCTGTTACAGTCCATCTAGGCGTCTTCGCATTTGGGTTTGATATGCGAGCAAGGTCGCCAATTTTGAATTTTAGCTTTGCTTCTTCTGCCGGATCGTTGGCTACAGCAGCTACAGGCTCTACCTTTTTTTTGTGCAACTTTACTTCATTATCTCTTACTTCAAATTCATCACCTTCTTCGCCAATGACGTCGATAACCTCGTATGTCATGTCTTGCATGCCGTAATTGTTATATATATTTAAAACAGTAAGAATTACATTTTTATCGGATAATAGTACAACCTGATCCCCCACAGAGATCTTATTTTCTGACCGATATGCATTGAACTTTTGTGGATTAACCAGCAGTTCGGCCAATATCCGTGTTAAATTCCAGATATATCCTGCTGGGCTGTGTACCCGTGCATCCGAAACGCTGTTTTGAATTATTTTATCAAAAACATCTTGTGTTACGCTGTCATTTTGAGATGACACATAATCAAACAGCTTTTTTCTATCTGCTTCCAACGCGCCTTTTCTGTATTCGTCTACCACAAGTCCTTTTGCTGAGTCTTTTGCAGAAATCAACCAGATGTAAGGAGCGTTACCAGCAAACGGCACTCCTCCTACTAGACCGTCAGCTTTAATAGAGGTCATAATATCGTTGGTGAGTGGGTAACTATAGATTCCAATTGGAGTATTATAGCTACTCATTGGGTTAATACCAATCTTATCTATGGCAGTATAACTAAGATATAGAAAACTATTTTTGGAATAACTATCGATTCTTGCTATAATTGATGATTCAGTCTCTTTTTGATTGAGTTCAGGATTGCGTCGTTTTTCCACAATTTTAAATTCATTATATTTCATCAGCAGTCTCCGTCAAGATATTTATCTCAAACTCAAAATACGCTTGCCCTGATCAACTCGCTTTGCATGTTCTTCTGCACTTCCGGGGTACCGCCAACTCCAAATTGCAACCAGTGCCATAGATAATCCGCCCCACAACACTGCCATCGGGTTACTGGTTGTAGCCCAGATTATCAGCAAGCTCGAACTCATAGTTGCAATCATAAAATACTTGAACTTGGTAGGAAAAATGCGTTTCTCTGCCCAACCAGTTAAGAATGGTCCAAACAGCCTGTGATTGTACAACCAACGGTGCATACGTTCACTGCTCTTTGAAAAACAATATGCTGCGCCCACAGCCGGAGTACTCCAAGGTAGTCCTGGAAGGTAGACGCCTATAAAGGCAATGCCTAAAAGTAATATGCCAGCAGTAAACCAAAGTGCTTTAGGTAAGTTCATTTAGTACCTTTCTAAGTGCTCTGACACAGTCGTCTATCATTGCGTCAGTGTGTAGTGGAGTAGGAGCAAAGCGAAGACGCTCTGACCCTACTGCAACTGTTGGATAGTTAATAGGCTGACAGAAGATACCGTGTTCATCTAATAACCGATCACTGATCTGCTTGCACAGTTTAGCGTCACGGATCATTACTGGAACGATATGAGTACAGGCAGTGTCTAATACTTCTATACCAGCCTCTTGTAGTTTCTGTTTAAACTTCAGTGCAACAGCCTGATGCTGAACACGTAGGTCGTTGTGATCTTTTAGATACTTTATTGAGGCCAACGCACCTGCACACAGTACTGGTGACATTGAGGTTGTAAAGATAAACCCACTGGCCACACTGCGGATTGCGTCTATGACTGCCCTGTCCGCTGAGATGTAACCTCCTGTAACGCCATAGGCCTTGCCGAGCGTTCCGTTTACTATGTCTACCCTATCTTGAATACCCAGCAGTTCTAGGTAGCCTGCTCCATGCGTTCCATACAGACCCACCGCATGGACTTCATCAATATAGGTAATAGCACCGTAACGATCGGCAAGATCGCAAATGTGAGAAATTGGGCTGACGTCGCCATCCATGCTATACACAGATTCGAATACTATACAAGGCGTTTGATTCTCTACGGAAATTTGCTTCAACTTCTCTTCTAAGTCGCTCATATCGTTGTGCTGCCAAACGATTTTGTCAGCACCACTGTGTCGGATCCCCTGTATAAGGCTTGCATGATTCTTTGAATCACTTAAAAACACAATGTTGGGAACGATCTGGCTTAGAGCAATTAGACTCCATTCATTTGCGACATAAGCACTGGAGTACAGTAATGCCCCTGACTTGCTATGCAAGTTGGCAAGTTCGTGCTCCAATGCTACGTGGTAACGACTTGTGCCGCCTATGTTTCTGGTGCCTCCGCTGCCTGCACCTGTTTGATCAAGTGCAGTATGCATCGCATCAATTACCACTCTGTGTTGACCCATTCCCAAATAATCGTTGGAGCACCAGTTTACGATATTCTTAATTGCATACTTGCCATACCAGATAGCCCGTGGAAAATCACCACGCTCTCGTACTATGTCGTTGAATACCCGATACTTGCCATTTTCTTTAAGCGTGTCAAGCAGTGATTGGAATGGTGTCAAATCTATCATCTTAGCCAAGCAACCCTTTGGCCTGCGTCTACTCTGCGTTGATATTCTGCTTCTGAACTAGGATATCTCAAAGCCCAAATCGCAACCAATATCATAAAACCACCGGTCCATATCGCAGCCGCAGTATTGCCAGTGGCCAACCAAGTTATTGCCACAGTAGTTGACATGGTTAAGATCATTAGATACTTTAATTTCTGAGGGAAAATACGTTTTTCTTGCCATCCTAACAGGAATGGACCAAACCTTGGATGACTGTAAATCCAACGATGCATACGCTCGCTTGACTTTGAAAAACAATATGCTGCCGCTACAGAAGGCGTACTCCAAGGTATTCCTGGAAGTACAACTCCAACAAAGGCTAGGCCTACAAAAAATAATCCTGCTGTTAGCCACAGTGCTTTACGTAGATTCATCCGATTCGACTTTCTTTTTTTCGTAATATTCCTTTAGAGTTTGCTCGTCAATGTAGCACCAAATTCCTGATGTTGTGGGGAAACTGTAAATTCCCATTTCTGAAATTTCGTTTTGTCCTGCTACAAAATCTTTGTAAAACTTTTTTAGAAACTTTATCATATAGTATTTAACTAAATATATATAACGGAGAAACAATATGAGTTTAGATATACTGGGTGCAAATCAACTAACATTAACCCGGCCAAATGACCCGCTTGATCCAAACGGCATTGCTGACGTAACAGTGGTACAGAACGCAGAGCCTGACAACAGATTTCGTCAGATACTGGCCATGTTGAATTCAGAAAGCTTTGGCGATTATGCCAATACACCCAACGAGATTGTAAGTGATGTGGATTCAGTAACAACACTGGCAGGCGGCGGTGTAAATGGTCCTAAAGATCCTAAAGACATCAGAGTAAAAGACCCGAGAGGATTTGAATAATGGCAGCAAATGGTATATCAACACTAGCAACCAAACAACTCAGACAGATTGCTAAACTTGATCTGGCAGCCGCAAAGCGTGCAGCGGATGGAAACCCTAGAGCAACATATGATATCACACAGTTGCCTACACAATATAACGACGACGCAGTTGTCGACAATCCCAACACAGGCGGATTAGTACAAGGACGCCCGTGGGCAGTATGAGCTGGTAATTACAGCAGCCTGGGCCAGTGCAGCCAACACACTGAGCGTACAATTTCAAAACTACGGCAATAATACTGATCCAGCCGCATTCAATATTGCCTACTTTGCCTGGGTCTAATTGGTGTCTGCTGTCACTTGGATCAATCCTGAAGTAAAAGGCAGTTGTAGCACAGCGGCTTGCGGAGTTGCCTGCTGTAAATTTAGAATATATACAGATGCTGTGAATTATACACTGGAGTGGTGCGAGTATTTTCAGCAAGACTCTAAAACTTGTGGTATATATGCGACAAGGCCTGAGGGTTGTAGAAGATATCCCGATATTAGAACATTTTTAAAAGAAAAAACATTTCCGGGATGTACATATTATTTAGAAGAAGCTATAAATGATTAACCCCCCTAGAACTAACTAGAGGGGCTTCTTTTGATTAATTAATAACAGGCTATGCCTGGACATAGTAAAATAATACTTATATAATTTATTTAGACTTGTTCACGTTTACGAAATCGTAAAACTTGTTAGCAGCCTCAAGCACAGCGTCAACACCTGGTGTCTGTGGTACTGTTACTGTAGTAACGACTTCGTCGCCGTCCTTGGTAATCGCAGTTTCATACACACCAAACTTGGCATAGTAATCTTGCCATGCCTGTGTCTGTGCCATTTCAAGAACCTTGGTTCTGATCTCATAGCCGTTGGCATTTGTTGATACTTTTGGCATAGCTGCCTTCATCATTTCTGCGAACTGTTCAAATTGTTTGGTCATGTCATTCATTGTGTGTCTCCTTGTGTGTGTGAATGTGTTACTATTGTAACAAAATTATTTAGTGTTGTCAACTGTTTATTACGCAGTTCTATCTTCCAGCATGATTTTTTTCGCAAGGTCATGACGACCCATTCTAGCAAATTCCGCAGCCGCTCTAGCACGACCCATGCGTTCGAAAAACTTTACGATACGATTCCACATCATGCTGTACCTCTGTTGTCAAAATAAGTTTCCATAGCAACGCTGTGAATCATGCCGCGGTTGATACCAATATCGCACAGTTCTCTGTCTGACAGTTGACTAAGTTCTTTTAGTGTAGTTCTGTAGGCTCTCTTCTGAGCTAGCTTTTGTCTGTAATTCTTAAACCAACTGGAAAAGCCGTCCCAGTTAAACGCATTTACAACCATAGTTGTCATCTTTCTTATCCTATCTATATATGTGTGATAACGCTGCACCGCAGCATTACCTATATATTTAACACAATGCAGATGCAAAATCAACAAAAATTGTCCGTTTTTAGTGCATACCACCGTGCGGATTTGTGCATACCTACCAATGGTTAAGCATAAGTACAGTATGATTATAAAAATACTCACAGCACCTCTTGTGGCTTATATGCTGACATTTCCTGCAATAATTATAGTTCAGACTGTAATGGGCAAGACGTGGATAAGAGACACACTGAATGACAGTGCTATCAGTATATGGTTAGTGTTGACAGGCATCTTAGTTATTGCTATAATAGTGCATTATTTTCTAAAAGGTAAACAATGAACATACTCATAGCCGGCTACGGATTTGTAGGACAAGCACACCAAGCAGCACTCAAAGACACGTTTGATGTAACTGTGTATGATCCTGCAAAAGGCCACACAGACTTTGGTACGCCACAGGGCATAATTATCTGTGTAAGTACTCCAGCACACCAAAATGGTTCATGTAACTTTGATAACATAGCAGAAGTAATAGGGCTAGTGTCAGACCACGTTCCTATCTTAATTCGCAGCACTGTTAGCGTAGAAGGTTGGCGTGCTATACAAAAACAGTATCCCCAGCATCGTCTAGCCTTTAGTCCGGAGTTTTTGAGAGCAGCCAGCGCAGTAGAAGACTTTCTAGCTACTAGACATGTGTACATGGGCGGCGATGAGGTAGGCTTCTGGCACAGTGTATTCCGTGTAGCATTCAATGACCCTAATTTTATTACACAGATAGCAGAGCCAGAAGAACTGATACTGGCCAAATACTTTCGCAACAGTTTCCTAGCAACCAAAGTTGCGTTCTTCAATCAGGTGTATGATCTATGTGAGAGCACTGGTGTTGACTATGCCGCGGTCAAACATATGATTGCTGAGGACTCTAGGATAGGTCACAGCCACACAGAAGTCACTGAGGCAAGAGGCTTTGGCGGACACTGCTTCCCCAAAGACATCGCAGCCATAGTTCACACTGCTGACCTAGCAGGAGTGGATCTAAGTCTAATCAAACAAGCTGCCAACTATAATCACAAGATACGAAAAGAATAATCTACACCTGTTCTACGCTAAATACTTGTAAGGAACAACTGCTATGAAAAAACGAACACGTGGAATATTAGAAGAACTCAGCACAATTGGTCGCAAAACCCACGGTGAAGAGTTTATTCAGACAACTGGTAATAATATTATTGAGAGTGCTATCAACTTGTTATCTAAAATACACGAAACATACGACGCTGATACTGCACTTGATCTTGAAAGACGTTTCCTCAATGCAATTAAGAGTAATAATCCTCGTAAATTTAAAACTGGTGTAGACAAAGTAATCGAGAGTAAAAAATGAAACTTAACGAAGGCGGCAATGTATTTTCTGACGCAGAACCTTTTGATCACGCACAGATTCCTGAGATTATGAAACAGGTCAACAGCGTATTATCTAAGCTAGGAATCAAAGCGTTGCCTATGGGATCAGGTGCTACACCAACAGCAGGCAAGCAGAGCGGCGACCTTGACATGATTGTAGATGCTGATGCATTGGCAAATCATTTTAAATCACCTGATGCAAAGGAAGTGCGCAAACAGTTGAGAGCGCTGTTTGATCAAGCAGGATTTCAAACTGGACAGAGTGGCGTAAGCGTACACGTTAGAACCACAGCGGGCAACAGTGCTCAACAGGTAGACATCATGACTGTGCCCAAAGCAGAAATAGCACAGAAGTTTCATGTTCACGACATACCCAAAGGCAGTCCCTACAAAGGTGTACACAAACAGATAGCCATAGCTAAACTGGCAAAGAACAACAACCTACTGTGGAGCCCCTATGAAGGACTGTGGACACGCGGTCCTGATGGTAAGAAGAGCAAGTTCTACACAGACGACCTAAACAAGATAGCACAGACACTGTTGGGCAAAGGTGCCACCAGCAAAGACTTAGCCAGCTTAGAAACTATTCTAGCGAAACTGCCCGATGATGGTAAAGAACTGTTGCAGGATCTACAACAAGACAAGACCTTTCAAACTAAGTTAGTAAAAACAGAAACACAGTCAATGAGTTCTTCATCGCAGGAACTAGACAGAATCAAACAACTGAGCGGACTATGAGATATCAAGAGTTTAAAATATTGACAGAAGCGGCCAAAGTAGGCCGCGAGTACCAGCACTTGGAAGACCTTGTATTTGTCGACGGCAGTCGGGGTGCATTAGAAGCAGCTGATATTCTCGATAAACTAGGTTCAGATGCTAGTGATGTTGCTATCAAGTGGGACGGAAATCCCACTGTCTATTACGGCCGCGAACCCAATGGCGAATTTGTACTAGTAGGCAAAAACGGCTGGGGCCGCAACATGAGCACCTCCGGCGAAGATCTATCCAAATTTATTCAAAGCACAGGCAAAGGCGAAGATTGGCGTCAAAAGTTTAGTGCCGACATGGCACAGATATTTGACATTGTCAAAGGTAGTGTACCAGAAAACTTTGAAGGTTATGTATACGGAGACTTGATTTATCATCCCGGCAAGCCGCAAACAAAAACCAAAGACGGTATACAATTTACACCCAACAAAGTAACCTACACTGTTGATCCAAACAGCAACCTTGGAAAACGTGTTGCAGGCAGCAAAGTCGGAGTTACACTGCACACAAGGTTTGACAGTTTTGGCAGCAAGAATGGCACACCAATAGAAGACGTTGCTGATCTAAACAACAGAGATGTTGTGGCACTTGGACAAACTTATGTAGCACATCAGCCCAGTGTTGACACTGATGAAACCAACAGCATTCGTCAGTTTGTAAAATCAAATGGTAAATTTATTGACAATTTCCTAGCACCAACAGCCGGGATGAGCGATCTAAAAAACATCATCTATACATTTGTTAATCAACAAGTCAAAGCTGGTGCTATTGATAATATTAGTGTTGACGGATTTTTTAATTGGCTCAAGACCAGCAAGGTAAGTCAGCCAAAACAAACCAAAATATATGAATTACATCAAAACAACAAAAGCGGATTGACTGCAATATTTGCGTTGGTTAATCGGATTATGACTGTTAAGAACCATATCATTGATCAACTAGATGCTGCTCCAGCTGATGTAAAGGCCAGCACTGATGGCACTCCTGGCGGCGAAGGATATGTTGCACAAGGCAGCAAAACTAAACTGGTTCCACGTCACAGATGGACGCCCAATTAAACTTCGTTTTGATGGTGTTATACCCCGTATTTTCACTTAGAGACTAAATACATTATAAGAACTTCACTGAGCGTGAAGTGACCATTTAGAGATCAAGGAGAATTAAAATGGCAGACGTAACAAGTTTAGTAGTTGGTAGCACTACAGTTGGTGCTAACTACGAAAAGCACGCAATCAACACATCAGACGCAGGCCGCGAGCTTATTGTTAAGATCGCAAAAACCGACATCACCAACGCAGAGCTAAACACAATTATTCGTGAAATGACTGTACAAGGCGGCGTAGGCACTGCTTCTGACGCTTTCACAGTAGCAGGCGTAGGCACTGCAACTGGTGCAGCATTTGTATCAGGTACAACTGATGTAGTATTCCTACGCCTACAAGGCACTGGTACTTACACTGCTGAAGGTACAAACGCACATGGTGTAACTGGTGCAGTAACCACTATTGAAGCAGTATTTGCTCCAGCAAAGTAATAGTTGATTAACTAACACTAAAGGGTTCGTATTTTACGAGCCCTTTTTTTATGGCTGTTAAATACAGCATGAGAATACAGCTAATAACTTTGATAGACATTACCCAAACTAATGCCCGTAAGGGTGATGATCCGTTTGAACAGCAACAACAACAAAACTTTTTAACCACAGTTCAAACACTGAGTTTGAGAAGCAATCCAACCATCAACGACATGCCAACTTGTGTTGTCGAAGATGTTAAAACACATAACTTTGGTAGCGTTTACAAAGGCAAACATTCTATATGGAAATTGTCGTTTGAGTATGAGCAGACCATCGAAGATATAATGAAAATACTCAATGAAGATTTTAATTTGGTACCTTTTATTACAAATTTAACAGAGACTGTAGCTGTTGATATACCTGTTTTTAATACAAACGATAAAACAATTAAAAACATAATCTTAGTTGAACAAAAATATAACAATTAGATAAATACATTTAGAGTAGTAAACTCTTAGGCATTTGATATAGATACGACCAAGGCTTTTCCCGTCGAAACAACAATTGGAGTATTAAATGTCGACCACTGATCTCGAAAGAACTAGTTTAGAAGCACATGTTGATTTGTGTGCAATACGTTACAATGCTTTGGACAAACGTTTGAACAATGTGGAAAAGAAACTAGATATAATTGCAGATGACATGAAAGCAGGACAAAACAGTCTTTCCAAGGTAATCATAGGCGCCGCAGGCACAATTGCAGCAAGTCTACTGTCAATTGTTGTTGTACTTTTAATGCAGTAACTCCTTATAACGATAAATAACTGTATGTTATTACGTGAACTATATAATACAGAAATCGAAGAAAAGCTAATTTGGGGTCGCAATGGCAACAAAGTAGTACGCAAGTATCGTTGTACTGGCGGTCGTCGTAATGGGCGTATTGTAAGCAATGCACAGCAATGTTTTGCACCCTTGGATTTCAAACAAAGTGCAAGATTTAAGAAAACCAAAGCAAGGCTTGGAGGTCGTATGGCTCGTAAATCAAAGAGAACCAAACGTGTCAATCCTGCAAGCAAGCGAGTACAGGCGTTGAACAAATAATGTTAGTAGTCGAGGTGTTAGAGGGTTACAAGCAGACATGGGGACGCAGCAGCAAAGGAGTTGTTAGGCGTTATCGGTGTACTGACGGCAAGAAAAAAGGCCGTGTAGTTGCTAAACCCACAACATGTATAACTGCAACAAATCCAAAAAAAAGTTTAAGTCTTAAAAAAACACGCCGTTCAATTGGAAGTAAACAATCAATCAAGCGCAATACAAGATTAAAACATCCTACTAGTAAACGTATTATGTCATTAAACAAGCCACGTCATAAAAGGAAATCAAGAAAATGAGAGCAGAAGAATTTATTACTCTTGAGCAAAAACTAGACGAAGTGGTTCCGTTGATGACACGCAACAACAGTATCGAACAAGCACGCCGCGGCGTCACCCAAATAAAACAACCTACTGGGTCGATATCTACAAACAAACCAACTGGTACGCAAGGTACTCCACAAAGTGTTGTTAAAAAACAAATACCAAATCAAGGCGATGTTACCAAAGCCCAAATTGAAGTTGACAGAGCAATTGCTCCAGGTAAAACTGTTCCGTTGCCTGCTGCTGGTACAGGAAAGCCAACCAACTTCAAGATTACTAGGGTAAGCGGCAACGAAGTAGAAATAGAGAATCCAGACGGAAAAAAAGATCCTAATCAGCCTAATAAATTAACCTACAATAGAGACGATCTCAAGAAGTCAATAGCAATATGAAACTAAATGATATCATAACCGAGTTTGAAATATTCACAAGCAATGAAGAGAAAAAATTGCTTGACAGTATTATCAAACCCTGCTATAGTGAAACACTGAGTGAACGTGAACTAGTGGTTGCACAAAACTTAGTTCGCAAAAGTCTATTAACCAAAGTTAACTATAATGGCAGCGTGGTATTTATTCCTAATGAAAAATCTTAAATCAGCACTAACAGATCTAGAAAACATTGTTAATACAACAATATTACAATATAACTTGCCAGTAGAAAAAGGCAATACACTACGTATTGGAAATATGATTGTACGCAACAGCAAACGATTTGGTTATGTTATCGTTGATGCTAATACAAATAAAAGTGTAGACAGGGCATATAGTAAATATGGTGCAGTAGCATTAGCAAATGCACATATTAAGAAGTTGTCTATTAAACAAATCAAACGTTGTGACGAAATTATCGAAAAAAACATCAACGATAGTTATTTTTATGTTAATAGTTTAAAGAATACAGACGACGAACTCAAACAAGCAATTCTAGAATCTCGTTTAGAAATTGCCCAAAGTAACATTAATAATGCAAAGTACTTTCTAGATGAGTTCATCTTGAAACATATTAGATAAATAAATTTAACAACCCAATTAGGAACCTTAACATGCAAGTACGTGAATTCGCAAAACCAGTAACTTCAAAAACGTTAAATGAGAGCTTGGCATCTCGTTTTGGACAGAAAATTAAACTAGAAAAATTTACACTTGAACAACTTCAAGATGTTCGTAACAAGATACGTACCCAACTTTTCAATGTTGAAACCAATGAAAGTTTTGACAGTGTTCAAAACGATACATATGCAAAATCTAAAATGATGCTTGATGTTTTAAACGCAGCTATTAGCGAACGTGGTGATATTGAAGAAACATCATTAGAAGAAAATAAATTACGTGAAGGCGCAGAAGATGCAGCCGAACTAGTAATGGCAGCAAAAGAAATGGTTGATCGTGTTACTGGATGGATGGAAGACACTGCCGAAATGCAGACAGAGTCGATGCTGGAATTAGCAGATGCTATTCGTGACGAAATGGGTCAAGAAGCAGCAGAATCATTTACAAACAGTGTTAAACCCAGCTTAGAAAGTCTGTATTCTGCACTTGAGTCAACTCGTGGTGCGTTGACTACTGGTGTTTCGTATCTCACAGGCGAAGGCGCTCCAGAGGACACTATGGGCATGGATGATGGTATGGACGATATGGGCATGGACGATATGGAGCCAACTGTAGATGGCGAAATGGACGACATGGATGGCATGGACATGGATGCAGCCAGCGACGACTTTGGTAGTGCAGAGGCTGCATCAGGCGGTGAAGAACCAGCTGATCGTGCCAAGCGAGAAAGTATCGAACGTATTGTTAAAAAAGTTAAAAAAGAATCGGTAAATGGTGCTAGATTAGCAAGCGCACTTTCAAAAAAAAAGTAATTGAATCTTCACAAAATACAAACAAACTCTACCGTGTGTTGAACTTGTTAAAAGACAACGGCATGGTAGAGTTTTCTCTTGAGCAACTAAACAGATATATGCTCAACATGGGCGACCCGCAGTTTGATTATGAAACATTGAAGGTGGCGTATGATAGCGATCCTCGTATTTCGGATATTATCAAAGATTTTACACAAGATACTATCGAATTAAAAACCAGCGAAGTTGATGATTTAAATCCAAAATCTTCTACTGCCAGGACTACTGTTAAACAAATGGCTAAAAAAGCAACCAATCTAGGCAAGAAACTTTAACTTGACAATTATAAAATAGTATGTTAGTATGGTGCTATGACATTAATTAAACCCAAGTATACATACGAGAAATTAAAACGAGTTGAAGTTGACGGCAAAAGAAGATACGCTGCACCTGGTGGAGCGCCCGTAGCCAGTGTTACTACTATTCTCAGTGCTACCAAAGATCAAACACATTTGATACAGTGGCGCAACAGAGTAGGCCATGCCAAAGCACAAGAGATTACCATTGAAGCTGCTGGTGTTGGCACTAGAATGCACAAGTATCTTGAAGATTATGTAGACAATGGTGTGTGGACAGAATCAGCAGGCAGCAATCCCTATGCACAGCAGGCATACAAAATGGCCTGCGTGGTACGTGATGAGGCTATGGTTCATGTTGATGAGATATGGGGATCAGAAGTTCCGCTGTATGTTCCAGGCATTTACGCTGGTACCACTGACCTAGTTGGACAGTACAAAGGTAATCCTGCAATTATGGATTTTAAGCAGTCCAACAAACCCAAGAAGCCTGAGTGGGTAGAAGACTATCGATTACAAATTGTTCTTTATGGTATTGCACATAATGAAGTCCATGGTACCGATATTCGTGAAGGCCATATCTTTATGTGCTCGCGTGCTCTCGAATATCAACAGTTTGATGTATGGCCGGATGAATGGGAATACTGGTCAAAAAAAGCATGGGACAGAGTATACGATTATTATAAGAATTGTGCATAATTGAATCGATTACAAATTGTTCTTTATGGTATTGCACATAATGAAGTCCATGGTACCGATATTCGTGAAGGCCATATCTTTATGTGTAGTCGTGATCTAACCTATCAACAGTTTGATGTATGGCCAGACGAGTTTGACGACTGGGCTCGGGAATGGTGGAAGCGTTGTGAGCAATACTATTCCGAAAACGGCTAAATACTACTAATAAATTAGGAGAGTTATCGTGGCCGTGGTACAAATAAGTAGAATTCAGCACCGTAGAGGACGCAAATTAACATCAACTGGAATGCCACAGTTGGCATCTGCAGAAATAGGTTGGGCAGTTGACACGCAGGAATTGTATATTGGTAACGGTAGTGTTGGCGAGGGCGCTCCCTCTGTAGGTAATACAAAAATATTAACCGAACATGATAATATTTTTGATCTTGCAGAGCAGTACTCTTACAAACCAGATGACAGCTTATGGGGCGCACTTACTCCTACCGCTAGAAGCTTACAAAATAGATTAGACGACTTTGTCAGCATTGGCAACTTTGGAGCCAACGGAGATGGCACCGATCAAACTACAGAAATACAAAATGCATTGGATAGCTTATACCTAAACGGCGAATCGTCTAATCGTATTATACTATACTTCCCTCCGGGGGTCTATCTAATCAATCAAGCGTTGTCAATTCCTCCATATGCAACCATCCGAGGTGCAGGCAAAGAGAAAACTATATTTACAAGCAATTCCAGTGACGTGTTTAAAACAGTAAACAGCACAAAAGATGTAGATACTACAACTCCGTACAATGACAGCAATCCAAATCAAGCTAGATATATTGACATGGCCGACTTTACAGTTAATGTCAACGGTAGTAATACTGCACTTGATGTTGTAGATTGCGTTAACAGCACATTTAAAAACATCAAATTTGTGGGCACCTGGACAACTGGTGGTGCAGATGATCTTCTAATAGCAATCAAACTGTCTGCTAGATCAACTAGCGCAGGAACAGTTGAAACAAAATGGAATCTATTTGAAAATATAGAGATTGACAGTTTTCATTATCCAGCTTATAGTGACTATGACATTAGAGAAAATACTTGGAGAAACTGTAGAATTTATATGGCTAGATTTGGTATAGCATTAGGTGAAAATACCAATATTGGTGGAGTAGGAATGCTCACCGGGCCGCTGTTCAACATCATTGAAGACTGTACGTTTGATATGGTTGATGACCAGGGTATACTAATTCAAAATGGCGAATACAACATCAGCAAAGGAAACAAATTCTTTGGAGTTGGTAATCGTGGCGGTGCAAGTAATGTTAATGTTACTCCAGTAATTTCATTTGCCAGCATTACCAATGTAAGCGAACTAGATTATTTTGAGCGTACTCAAGATCTAACACCAAACTCAGTGGATGATACTGGGTATAATGTGATCTATGTTCCGGAGATTGAAGGCAGAACACTGTACAATAACCGTTATGCCAATCAAGTTGTAATCGGACAACAGATACTTTCTAAAGAAATTTTAAAGTTTCCAGTGGTCAATACAGGCACTATCTTTGTTGATTATATCTACACTGACGAGTTTGCAGGAATTGTAAGAGAAGGTACGCTTTCTCTTATGATTGACAATCGCACCGGTTCGGAAGCAGTACAAGTCAATGACGAGTACAATTTCATGCTTAGATCACCATTGGATCCAGCAGCATTCAGCACTGCAATGCAATTTACTGCGAATCTAGCTGACTTAGGTGGCGACAGTGCATTTGATACAGTCAGTGTAGAAGTAACCAACACTAATACAACAGTCAATGATAAGTTCACGTACACAATAAGAGTTAAATCGTAATGTTTGACAAAAAGGATTCAGACCGGCTTCGTGCCTGGGTTGACTTTAGAAATACATTAGAAACTTCTGATAATCCAATACAAGACACTATAAATTTTTACAATGCGGCTCCTTTGGTGAGTATTCAAATAGATCCCTACAATAGAGATACATGGTTAGATCCTTGGCAACTGCTGGCAGAAAATCGTTACTGTAATTTTGCAATTTTATTGGGGATTTTTTATACTTTACAGTTAACTACTAGGTTTTCTAATGCTCCTGCAGAGATACATATTCGTACGAATAAAGAAACATCTGAAGTGTTATATCTACTGTTTATCAACGACATTGCTATTGGCTTTGATCGACAACATGCTGTAAACAGCAAGGATATACCTATTAGTTATACAGTTGAAATCAAATATACGCTAAATTAAAAGTAATAAATATCACAATATTAAAAATAAGTTTAAAAGGATAAAGTATGATTCAAGTTACCAAACGCAACGGCACTCGAGAACCACTGGATATTGAAAAGTTACACAAAGTAGTTTTTTATGCGTGTGACGGCGTCAACGGAGTAAGCCCTAGCGAAGTAGAAATCAAGAGTCAGATTCAATTTTACAATGGTATTACTACCAAAGAGATTCAAGAAACATTGATCAAAGCGGCCGCGGATCTAATCACAGAAGAAACCACTAACTACCAGTATGTGGGCGGCAGGTTGATCAATTATGCACTGCGCAAAGAAGTATACGGACAGTTTGAACCTTGTGCTGTCAAAGACCTAGTCAAGCGCAACACTGATCTAGGATTTTATGATCCAGAATTGATCTCATACTATACGGACGAAGAGTGGGATCGCATCAACAGCTTTGTAAAACACGAGCGTGATGAAAGTTTAACCTATGTGGCCATGGAACAACTGCGCGGCAAGTATCTAGTACAGAACAGAGTCAGTGGTGAGATCTTTGAAACACCACAGATGTGTTATATCCTTATCGCTGCCACACTGTTTCACAACTATCCTCAAGAGTCAAGACTAACCTGGGTCAAGGACTACTACGACGCAATCAGCCAACACGACATCAGCTTGCCTACACCGGTTATGGCAGGAGTTCGTACACCACAGCGTCAGTTCTCAAGTTGTGTGTTGATTGAAACAGGTGACAGCTTAGACAGCATCAACGCCACAGCCAGCAGCATTGTCAAATATGTTAGTCAGAAAGCAGGCATTGGTATTGGCGGCGGAAGTATCCGTGCTATTGGTAGCCCAATCCGCAAGGGTGATGCGTATCACACTGGTATTATTCCATTCTATAAGCACTTTCAATCAGCTGTTAAAAGCTGTTGTTTAGATCCCGATACATACGTTGAAGTTATTGATGAAGATAGCAAGGGGGAGTTAGAGGAAAAAGATAAATAAGCATACAGGAGATATTATTATGGCATATACTTATTTAATCGGCTGGTCTAAATTAGAAAAGTATTATTATGGAGTTAGGTATTCTAAATTTGCTCGGCCCGAAGAACTCTGGGTAACGTACAAAACTTCGTCGAAGTATGTTAAAGAAATAGCGGATGAATTTGGTCCGCCAGATTTAATACAAATTCGAAAAATATTTAATAATAAAGTAGATGCAATTAATTGGGAAAGTAAAGTATTGCGTCGAATGAGGGTAATAGAGAATTCTAAATTTATTAATAGGTGGGATAACAGTATGGTCCCAATTAACATCAATGGGCACTACCCGTTTGAGGACAGTGTGATACAAGCAAAGGTAGAAAGAACATTTAAAGAGAAATATGGAGGGAAAGGTAGTGGGTCTGACATTATTAAGAAAAAAGTTTTTGATACTAACGTGCAGCGATATGGCACATATCATACCCTTCATCTAGATAACGTAAAAGATGCAAGGATTCAAGGAAACTTACAAAAATTTGGAACTGACAATGCATTTAAGAACAAAGAACAATTAGCAAAGATTATGCTCGAGCGTCACGGGGTTACTAATATGATGTTGGATCCGGCAACTAAATTGAAACACGCTAACGTAATGAAAGAAAAAGATTGGACTGATAGAAATATTAAAGTTAAGGAAACAAATTTACAAAAATACGGAACAGCATGTGCAATGAATCGATCCGAAATTCGCATGAAACACACCCGTGTGTGCCCATTCTTATGCCGTGACAGCCACAAATATGATGCAGGAAATTTTACAAACCATATGAAGAAAAAACATAATTGGACTACCGAACAAATACAGGATTTTAAAAATGAAAACTAAGCTAATAAAGATTAAAGACTTAAAGCCCGGCATGAAAATTAAGTCATACGATGAAGTTGCACACGAAGTAGTGTATAAAGAAGTTACTGATGTTTGGGAAACAGAAGTAAAAATAGAGGATCAGAGGCACATATTTTTCTCTAATGGTACAGAACTAAAATGTTCGAGTAATCACCCAATTATGGTTCTCAATAAAGGCACGATGCAACAAATATTACCCGACGATCTGCAACCCGAACATCATATTATTAGCGAATACAGGATAACCACTATTGATAAGATCACATATAGTAACCGGCCACCGGCACATATAGATATTACGGTAGAAGATGGCCATGTATTTTTTGCATCCGATAGACTAGATGACGAACAAATTTTAACTCATAATTCCCAAGGCGGAGTAAGAGGCGGTGCAGCCACTATCTACTACCCTATATGGCACTATGAGATAGAAGATATGTTGGTGCTGAAGAACAACAAAGGCACAGAAGAAAATCGTGTGCGTCATATGGATTATGGCGTACAGTTTAACAAACTGTTTTATGAAAGACTGATACAGGGCGCTGACATTACACTGTTTTCTCCAGCTGATGTTCCTGGGCTGTATGATGCATTTTTTGCTGACCAGGATCTATTTCGTAAACTGTATGAAACTGCTGAACGCAACACCAAACTGCGTAAAAAGACAGTAAAAGCAATTGATTTATTCAGTGCGTTTATGGAAGAGCGTAAAAACACAGGCCGTATCTATCTACAGAATGTAGACAACGCAAACGACCACGGTAGCTTTATTCCGTCAATTGCTCCTATCCGCCAGAGTAACTTATGTCTAACAGGCGACACTAAGATTGAAGTAATATTCAATAATGAAAAATTAATTATTAATCTCGACGAAATCGGAACGTTAATGGTTCAGGACGAAGATCTGTTAGTTAAATCTTACAATATACTTGATAATAAAACAGAGTATAAAAAGGTTGAAGCATTTGCAAAGACCAACCCAGATGCAGAAGTTATTAGTATCTTTGACGAAGATTCCGGAAAGACTATAGAATGCACACCTGAGCATAAAATTTATACATTGAACCGAGGGTATGTAGAAGCGCAAGAATTAACGGAAACTGACAGACTTTTAATATCGTAACTAAATTAATCTCCGTACATAGAGGTAAATACTATGTACGGAGATTATTATGAACTATGATACATTATATAAAAATTTTATAAACTACTGCAAAACTACATCTCCTCGATGTAGATTACAATTAAGGAATGACACAGACATGAGACTGCTCAGTGAACACATATATGTTGAAAATCATCATATTATTCCAGTTTCGGTGGGCGGCGATAATTGTGTTGACAACTTAGTTTTATTGTTACCAGAAGAGCATTTAATGGCTCACAAGATAAGATACAAAGCATACAGTTTAAGGCAAGATATGTTAGCAGTTCGTTTTATTCTTAATGGACTAATGAGCAAGGGACATATCAACAAGGTTACTAGAATGCAAATAACAAAATACATCAAGCAACAATATGCATGGATCCGTAGCTCATCGGCAGAATTTAGATTGCAGCATGGCTGGCAGACAAAATCAGGAATTGAAAGAATATCAGCCGCTAGGAAAGGAACTATGCCAGTTAAGGATGCAATAACTGGAAAAATGATAGGCTCTGTTAGCACAACACACCCTAGCGTGTTATCAGGACAGTGGGTTCATCATTCGAGTGGTAGACAACTAAGCAACACGCATAAATCAAAACTAAAGTCACAGATCGGCACTAAAAATAATAATTACAAGACATTTGCAACTCGTGAGTTTTTATTAGATTTTTTAAACAATAATCAAGCCGCAGCAATGAGTGACTTGGTGTATTTTTCCAACAAACATTTCAATGCGCTACTTAAAGAACATGTTCAAAAAACATATAACTCAAAAATAAATGCTAATACCATATTAACAAACCGATTTCTATCTGTCGAAAATTTTATAAAAACATATAATCAAATGTATAGTGAAAATATAATTTATAATCCGTACTATCGCAGTATCGAATATAAACAAAAAATCTCTAATACACTCAAGGAAAAAAATAAATGCTAAAAATTACAAGACAAAATAAAAGAGAAGCAGTGTATGATATCACGGTATCAGACAACGAAAATTTCTTTGCAAACGGAATACTAGTACACAATTGCGCAGAAATTGACCTGCCTACCAAGCCGTTGAACGATCTCAATGACCCAGACGGCGAAATCTCGCTTTGTACCTTGTCAGCAATAAATTGGGGCAACATTCGCACACTAACAGACTTTGAGCGTGTATGTCGTTTAGCAGTTCGTGGACTAGATGCACTGTTGAGCTATCAAAACTATCCTATCCTAGCTGCCCAACTTAGCACAGAAAAGCGTAGGCCTTTGGGTGTTGGCATTATCAATTTTGCCTACTGGATGGCCAAGAACGGACTCAGCTATCAAAACATTGACGCACAAGGGCTAGCACTGATTGACGAATGGGCAGAAGCTTGGAGTTACTATTTGATCAAAGCCAGTGCTGATCTTGCTGTTGAGTTTGGTGCTTGCCCTGGAACACCCGAAACCAAGTACGGCTTGGGCATCACACCTAATCAAACCTATGCATCAGCACTGGACGAACTAGTACCACATCAAGAACGCATGGACTGGCAAGGTCTGCGTGAACAGCTTAAGACAACTGGCATCCGCAACTCAACACTGATGGCACTGATGCCTAGTGAATGTCAAAGCTTGGCAAATGAAATGAGGCTAAAAGATGGAACAGTTGTAACGCTCGCCGAAGTTATTCAAGATTACGGAAAAATTGATATTAACACTGTTCACGAAAAATTCATGATAGGTCAGAGATTTCCATTCCTTAAACCAGTTGAATTGTCAGATAGTATAGCATATGAATGTTATTATAATGGCCCTCAATCTGTTACAGAAATTGAATTAGAAGACGGATCGGTATATAAATTTACTAATAATCACAAACTTCTTGTATTACGAAATAACATAAAAGAATGGATCGAAGTTAAAGATTTATTAGAAGATGACGATATTGTTAGCGTTAATGATAAATAATTATAAGCATTAACGCTAACAGGAGATAATATGAAAGCAAACCCGTATGACTGGGAATATGTAATGAAGAGAGATGCTTGTTCTAAGGAACAAGCACTCGACACCATTTCAAAACTAAAAGAAAAATCTGCATGGAACCGAGGAAAAAAGATTAAAAAGTCTAACCCATATGATCCGGAATATGTAATGAAAAGAGATGCTTGTTCCCAGGAACAAGCACTTGCTACTATTTCAAAGTTTAAAGCAGACAAAGCAACGTCACAGGCAAACTTTATTAAAAAATATGGAAACGAAGAAGGCACCCGGCGGTATAACAATTGGAAGAGTAAGTCCTTACAAAAAGGTTGGGATACTGTTAAGAAGAATGGAAGATCACAGTCACCTCGTTGTAAAGAATACTATATAAGGAAGGGACATACTCCCGAAGATGCTGTAACATGCGCAATAGAGTTCCAACATAAAAATAGTCCGATGCATATTCAGTATTATCTGGATAGGGGAAAGTCTTTTGATTATGCAAAAAGAAAAATTAGAGAAATACACGATCAAAAAATAGGTATTGATTCTTACAGACAATATTTAGAAAAGACAACGTTATTAAATGAAAACGAGATTAATCATAAGATAAAGGAAAATAGAGGTCACAACACAATTAATAACCTAGGAGAAAACGTTTTTAAAGAACGGCAATCAAAGATCAGAAAAACATTAGAAGAAAATGGCATTTGGGTTCCATATTGTGACTTATCCAATTATAAAAAGTATCACAAAGAAGTATGGAAATATACTAATCAACATGACCTAAATTTATTAGTGAATTATGAAAAAAGAGGCCGAGCAGGTATCAACAACGCCTATCATCTAGATCATAAATTCTCAATATCTCGAGGATTTATTGAAGGAATTGATCCTGCGCTATTAGGAAGCTTGCAAAATTTAGAATTTATTCCCTGGGAAGATAACGTGTCAAAACAAGGAAAATGTTCAATTACAAAAGAGGAATTATTAAAATGAAAATTAAACGTATTACAAGAGACGCAGGAACAGAACACACTTGGGATGTTTCAACTGACAACGAAACTTATACCTTGTCAAATGGATGCATTAGTCATAACACTAGTGCGCAAATTGCAAATGCTACCAACGGTATTGAACCACCGCGCAGTCTAATCTCAATCAAGCAGAGCAAGCATGGCGTACTCAAGCAGGTAGTGCCAGAGTTTAAAAAGCTCAAGAACAAATATGATCTACTGTGGGATCAGCGTAGCCCAGAAGGCTATTTAAAGATCATGGCAGTGTTGCAGAAATATATTGATCAAGGCATCAGTGTAAACACCAGCTACAATCCACAGTACTACGAAGACGAGAAGATTCCACTTAGTACAATGTTGCAGCATCTGTTGATGTTCTACAAGCTAGGCGGAAAACAGCTTTATTATTTCCAAACAAACGATGGCCAAGGAGAGTTGGACACAGACAAAATGATATCTGATAACAGCGTACAGGAATTGCCCGCCGTCGAAGATGATCAAGATTGTGAATCTTGTCATATCTGAGCAAGACTTGACGCTTGTGAAGTTTAACTTTTAGATAAATAATAGCAAGGAGACTTGCTATTATGAATTACCAAAGAATATACGATGCATTATGCAAACGAGGAAGAGAACGAGTGTTAAAGGAGTATACTGAAAAACATCATATTCTTCCTCGTTGTTTAGGAGGAAGTGATAGTAACGACAATCTTACTAAGTTAACAGCTAGAGAACATTATCTAGCACACTACTTATTAACTAAGATGTGTCCGAGAGATTATAAACTGTTACACGCATTTGCTAGTATGTCTAGAGTTAGTCCGAACCATCAAAGAACACATATGTCTAGACATTATGAAAAGATGACAGCGGCTAGGTCGTTAGCAATGAAGATAAACAACCCTGCCAACGGCGTCGCATGGAATAGCGGAACTGCTGGACAAGGACACAAAAGTCTGCGTAAGACAGATATCACAGACTGGGAGAAAAAAGCTGCATCTGAAAGAATGAAAAAGAACAATCCAAACGCATCCGGTGATCAAAATAAGAAGACAACATATGTATATAGTGTTGACGGCACAGAAAGTTTTGAATTTAATAGCCTTACAGAAGCAGAGAAATTTATAAGTAATCACACTGGCAAATTAATAAATCATACCTCGGTATGGAACAATATGAAAAAAAATAGATCGTATAAGGGATACATTTGGACATATACCATCTAAGTCGTTGACAACAATAGAAAAACATTATACAATAAGAAAAAGGACATATTATGAGCGACACTGATTATGATCATCTAATAGATTTGTTATCTAATGACGTTGGGAGATTTACCAAGGATATTCTTGCATTTGAATTAATACAAGAATCCCTTCCTGAACTTGCAGCAAGCGGGCTAAATGAAATAATTTCAAAACACAGAACCATTCTAAAGGAAACCAAAAGTGACCTTAAAGGACTACTAAAGAAAAAATTAACGCAAGGAGCAACTGAATGAGTGTATTTGACACCACCAACACAGTAGACCACACTACAGTAAAGGCGTTCCTTGATCCAAGTGGTGGCCCAACAATTCAGCGTTATGATACACTGAAGTACAAACAGTTTGATCAACTAACAGACA